CATGGAATCAAGACCTCAACCTGTGGGTGATATTGTTAGCAGTGACAAAGAAGAGCCAATTGACCTTATGACAGAAATTGTCCCTGTGATAAAAAAACCCGCGCCGGCATCGGGGGCGGCATCAGTTGCGGCTTCGGCAGCTCCTGAACCAGTTTTCGGTTTTGAAATAGAAGCACCACCTAAAAATGAAGAAGAGGTAGATTTATTTGATTTACTACAAGACGACGACGATGATGATGACGACGCAGGAGACAGTGCTCCGAACAGCGCACAAGGAGGCGGCGGAGGTGCTGCTGCCGGAAAACCGAAATCCGCCGCTGCTGCTGCCGACAAGCCCGAATCCGAAGGAGAAGAAGAAGACCTTTCCGATATAACAGGGATGGAATTGGCGAATCCAAACCCATTTTCGAAACGAATTCAAGAACGCGACCCGGTGATCCATTTGAATGAAGATGTGGGTAAATTCAACGCATATTCGCGAAGTTGTCCATGGAATGTGAGACGCCAACCAGTGATATTAACGAGTGAAGAAAAAGCCCGTATTGACCGCGAACATCCCGGTTCATATACACACAGTATTACGTATGGTTCTGACGCAAGCAAGCCATATCATTATATATGCCCACGATACTGGAGTTTAAAACACAATACCAGTTTAACAGAAGAAGAAGTGAAGTCTGGCAAATATGGAGCGGTTATTCCTCAAAAGGCGAAAAAAATACCAGCAGGTGCAAATATATTTGAATTCACCGATGACAAATATCACGTGGATGAAAAAGGGAATTACAAGCAACACTATCCTGGATTTTTGAAGAAGGATGCCCACCCGAAAGGATTATGCGTACCTTGTTGTTTTGCGCAGTGGGATAAACCAGCACAGACTGCGAGACGACAAGAATGTGAAGCGAAACAATTTGAGGCGGTAAAACTAACCACACGAAAGTCAGATGCGGTTTCATCAAGTGCGGCAACAGCAGCGGCGACGGAAGACGCAACGGAAGCGGCAGCGGGTGGTAGTGATGAAGTTCCGTCTATTTCAGCAACTCCCGGTGCCGCCGCCGCCGCCGCTGCTAACGAAACTCCTCGTGTTCCTCACGTCATGTCATTTCAACAAGAACCCGTAAAAATAAATGAAATGAAGGATGACCGTATTCTCAGCGCCGACAAGTTTCCTCTTGAAAATGGCCGTTTCGGATATTTGCCGACACAGCTCCAAAAGTTTTTATTCACAGATAGTCGTAACTGTCAAGTAAGTCTAAAAAATGCGGCGATAAAAAAAGACACACCGTGTCTCATACGACGTGGTGTTGAAACCAACGAACGGCAGTCATTTGTATCCGCGATTGCGTATTATTATAAGGAGAGCATAAGCACTGAAAAAACAACTGCTACACTCGCGACTGGTGTGCCAGTCGGTGCGTCATTCGGAGCGTCAGTCGGTGAATCTAGTGCCGCTTCTACTCCTCGTAAAAGCAACCTACAATCCGCTTTACAGCCGCTGATGATATCCGGTGATTCAACAAAAACCGATATATTGAAAAGGGTCACGGATACAATACAAAAAAATGCTTCTGTTTTATCGAAAAGGGTATCTGCCTCCGCCGTCACCGCCACTGCCGCCGCACCCGATTCATCCGTCTTCGCTCCACGTGGTGCAGAGGCAGGAGAAGCGGCCTATGGTTCCGATGAAGAAACACCGGTCGCCATGACACCGCGCCCATCCGGATCCGCAGCCGCAGCAGCCGCAGCACGTGGCAGCCAGCCAATCATGTGGGCACCATCATTGCCAGCTCGCGACAGCGAATATATTCCGACCATCCGAGAGATGCGTTCGATTATAATCCAATCTCTCGACGTAGATACATTCAGAACGCTACAGAATGGAACAATCGTCGATTCATTCTATAATCCAGAGAATGAAATGCGCGAATCCGATATGATGCACCGGTATTCCACCGCTGAAATCTCTCGAACACTCCCAAAACAAACCTTCGCAAGAATATGTAATGCGTATGAAAACTTCATCGCTTATCTCGATGATGACACCTCGGTGATCGACCATACATATCTGTGGGATATCATAAGTCGTCCCAACGAGAGATTGTTCAAGCATGGCAACAATATTATACTCCTTCATATTCCCGACGATGACATTACGAATAATGTTCAGGTCATTTGTCCGACCAACGCGTATTCTGGCGAAGTGTTCGACGTCAATCGAAAGACCATCATTATCATGAAGCGCGATAGTTATTATGAACCCATCTTTTTATTTGAAAGCAAATCCAGCGGAAAATTCAGCGTATTGGGGCGGTTCGCCTTGAAAAGTAAAACTCTCCTCCCAAAAATGAAACACATCATAGAGACGGTTCGCGACTTGTATTTCGCGTATTGTCGCCTACACGCAAGTCAGCCACGTGAATACAAATACAAGATGAATCTACCTGCGTTGGTCATCTCCAAAATCCTGAGAGAAGCCGGTTTTACGATTCACGCACAAGTCATGAATTATAATGGAAAAGTAATTGGATTACAAATTTCGCAAACCATATCAAAATTGGCACGACTTGACCCGTCGCAAGTTACAAAGAAGACGTATAAACGCACGTTTTTGAAGGGGGTCATTCCCACCGCTGTTTCAGCGCCTCTCGAACAAGACGGCGGCAGCGGCACCGGCACCGGCACCGGCATCCCGACCGTTTTAATGAATGATGAGAGTTTGTGGGAAATGAGTTATCATGAAACCGTGAATTTCTTGAAAGAAGTCCAGCAACATGTAAAGAAAACGACGAAAAAAGAAATTTACTGTCTTCCAAGAGTAAAAGTCGTTGAAGAAGGCCTAATCGTCGGTGTTATTACAGAAACGAACCAGTTTCTACAAGTGAATGTCGAAAATGACCCCCAAATGAACTATAATGACGACCTACCTACGATTACAGAAGGGAATCATCTTCGGGCGGATGAAGTCGTAGAAACTACTCCGACCGATAAGATGGCGGATAAGACGCGCGAGAGATATGTTCGCAATATTCGCTTGGAGACGAATTTTTATAATGTATTCCGAAACACCGCACGAAATGTGCTGAACCGCCCCGAGAATAAGGCAGTCAAGGATACTATCGAAAAAATAATTGGGGCGTCCTTTGTAATTTATAACAATAAACTGTCGCAAATCATCACCATCATGAAGAAGCTGCTATCAAAGCATGTTTCATTTATTCGGTATAGTAAAGATACGTTAAAGATGGTAGGCGAAGTATCTGGCTGTATTACAAGCGACGACGAAACATGCGGGAAAAAGAGTTACTGTCTGAAAGAGTTGGGCGGAATGTGTAAGCTTCTACTACCTCAGCGTAATCTGATGTTGGCATATATTGATAATGAAGTCGCGTATTTCGGAAAATTGGCGGACGAAATGATTCGGTATGAGCGGGTTCGTTTGTTCATGTTCGAACCGATGAAATATCCGACATTCCAAGACATAAAATACAATCTCCGAGAGAATGAAATTATATTATTGGAAACGTTCATCACACAGGACTATTTCGAAAATATGGAGCCAGCCGACGCGAATCCGTATATACACCAGACGAATTTTTATACGGTTGCGCCGAGTAATGCCGGGAATAGGGGTATTCAGCATTATGACCCAACCTATCATAAAGAGTATGTCGAACGATATTTTGAATTAGAAACCGGTGTAAAGCGTGCGGCAAAAATCCGACCTTCAACGCTTGCGAGGGTGGAGGAAATGGGAGATGCAGAGGCAGAGGCAGAAGCAGAGGCAGACGGAAAAGCCGGTTCCGGAGCCGGAGCCGCCGCCGCTGGTTCTGCCGAAATGGCACCCGATGTAATGCGTAGTAACGAAATCGACCATGTTCTCGATTTTTGCCAAGAAGTTTCAAAGCGTAAAATCACGATTAAATTGCGGAATGCCTTTTTTCCCAAGATGAATACATTTGAACTCCTGTTTTCAAATGAAAGCAACGAATGTTCGTTCGACCTCATGCTAACAATATTGCGTTCGATGGCACAAACCGCATCAAAATGCCCGAGTGGTCATTCATGTGTCGCCAAGACCAGCACCAGCACCAGAGTCGGCACACAAGAACCTGAGCCAGAAGTGTGTGCGAAATGCCAAACAAATATCGGCATCGACCAATCCAATTTCGCCTGCCGACAGTGTAATTATTTCATGTGTGATAACTGTCGAACGCAACATCTGGACCAATACGCAAATATGACGGTCGCAGGATTAAAAGATATACTCGTGACAGAGTATGCGAAACTTGCGAGGAATGGTTTAGAAAAGAAACTGACGATGATACTGAATGGATATGGTATGAAACAATATGCCGACATCATAAATGAAGGCCGAGCGACATTAGCACAAATCATTCAAAGCGAAAATTACTTTCTTACGAATTTTGATGTCTGGCTTCTTGCGGTATATTTCAAGATACCGATGGTTTTCGTTTCACAGACATTATTAAGCGAAAACGGTAAGAGTTATATGGTATTATTCGGCGATGAGATGACCGATAGTTATTTCTTTATCCAGACATTTCAAGTTGTTCAGGGTGTTCCATCACGTTTCGGATTGATTGAAATTCGACCAGATGATATGACGTCGATGTTGAAAATTCCTTTGAGTTTTGTATCTTCGGATTTACAAGAAGGCATTCGTCGCGAACACGATATGCGTATTTCTCTCGAAGATTATATCCGTGAATTCAAGCTGTTGAATATAAAAAAAAAGAAACGAGTATTTACCATGATGGATAAACAAAATAAATAGAAGATATATAGGAAATCATGAATTCGCAAGTATATTTAACAGCAGATTTGGTTCATCGTAATTCTCAAGAGCAGCTTCAACAGCTTCAACAGCTTCAACAGCTTCAACAGCTTCAACAACTTCAACAGCAGCAGCAGCAGCAGCAGCAGCAGCAAATAATAATCAACGACGTATTTGAAATTCCAGACGAACCAGTCCCGAATGGTGTTCCTCTCAGCAATCTAAATGTTCAACCACCAACATCAATGACGTTGGCAAATACTGCCAATATGAATTTCATAAAGACGATGAATCATCACGCGATGACTGATGTCATGAATCAACTTGCGACTCAAAAACAAAAAACACCGTCAATCGGAACAAAACAATCAGATGTGTCGTTACAAGTGCCGAAGAATGTTCCTGAACAGCAACCGTCTCGGGCAGTTTCACCGTCTTCCGCAAAAAACACCAGCAAGCCATCTCAGACCACGACAGCGACAACGCCGCCGCCGACAACGAACGTGGTTGCCGCTGCCGCCGCACATTTAGCATCAATACCATTATCTGAAACGGGTATAAATGAAGGTAGTGGAACAACAAAGAAAAAATATACTACTACAAGTAAAAATTCACTTAATAAAAAGGTTATCGTCGAAGAAGAAGACCGAGATAGCGCAATCGACTACGATGACGATGATACCGAAATAATAAAAACGAAACTCTCGTTGTTTCAATTCGCAAAAGATATCACATTCAATTTGATATTTGCGATTCCCTTTCTTCAAAAAGCGAGACTTCATGCGATGTTACGAGACTCCACATTAGCAATCAATCAAATTGAGCGTATCTTTGATGAATTTAAAGACCGGTTCTCACAGTTCGACCTTGAATCGATTAAGAAATATATATGCGAAGATGGAATACGTGACCAGCTTAACTTCATACTTGAAACCGGTTTTAATAAAATATTATCAGACGGTATCATCGACGTGAATGACGCGCCACAGTTCAACCAGTTGGTGTATTACATAATAAAATCGTTTAATGACATCAATCAAGGTAAGGTCTATCGATTTTATGTAAGCCGCGAGCATGTCATGCTTCTTCTTCATTTTGTCTTGAAGTCGGTATTTTCACTTACTCTCAAGGGCCAAGAAGAACAAATGGCGTTAGGATTATTGGACACGAGTTTTAAGTTGGTTCAGTTGGAGGTATTGCCGATTGTATCGAAAAGGTGGTATCATCGATTTCGGATATGTAAGTCGGCGAAACAAATCGAAGATATGATCGAATAATATTTAGGAAAATCGGCGGCGGGCGGCGGGCGGCGCGTTTTTTTCGCCGAAAAGAACTTAAAGATATTTTCTTTGTATAGTATGAGAATAAGAATTCTCTATCATACCGGTGTAGCTCAGCGGCAGAGCGTCTAAAACGTCGTTTGTTACCTTTTTTACTACTTCCGTAAGGAGGTGGTCCGTTCTACGAATGATTATCGCCTTATAAGCGGAAGGTCGTAGGATCGAAACCTACCGCCGGTATTGTCAAGCTGGACGCTATAAACGCAGCATCTTCATTTCATTCCAAGAACACACACACACACAAACAAACACAAACACACACACACAAACACAAACACAAACACAAACACACACACACTCACCCACACACATGTTACCGGGGTGGCGCAGAGGTAGCGCGCGGGGCTCATAACTCCGAGGACATAGGATCGAAACCTATCTCCGGTATTGTCAAGCTGGACGCTATAAACGCAGCAACGCTAATTGATTTACACCTATATATGTGGTGAATATCAATTGTATTCCACACATGTTACGCTTTTTTAGCTTAGCTTAGCTTAGTTTTGGTTCGAGCCCCGTAAGGAGCATTTTCTCCTTTCTTTTAGACCATGAAATTTAAATACTAATATTGTATATAATGCCGAAACAATCGTCTCGTCAAAGTCAATCCGGCGCAAGTCGTCGCCGCCGCCGTCCTCGTAAATCGTCGGCAGTGCCACGCCGCCGCAAATCATCCGCGTCTAATGCTGCTTCCCGTCGCACTCGTTCGCACCCTCGCCGCCACCTTCAAACCGGTGGATGAGGCCAAGCCCCCCCTGTTGCGAATTAAATAACTACATAATTATTCGAATATTAATACGTATTGTTGTGAAGACACATTTATAAACCGAACCAACGGCGAAATGTGGTTCTGATTTGATACGTTATGATTCTATAATGAATATTTAGTATATCTATATTATAACTGCGTTCGATTGTTATAATATGGCACCGCCCCCCGCATCTGTCCATAGTCGAAAAAAAAGCAAGGTGAATAAACCGGATGGTGGTATAAATAAACCAAAAGTAAAGACAACGCTACATAAAAAAAAAAAAAAGAAAAAAGAAAAAGAAAAAAAAAAAGCAAATAAAAAGAGAAGCAGGGGGGGGGAGGAAAAAGGCAACCCATCCCTGATGGAGAATCCACAAGTAGAC